AGAGAGTGTTGTTTGTGCCACTTCCAGAGGAAGATACATTAGGAGAGGATTGTTTTCCTCCACCTATCACAACAACATTTCTACCTTTACTAGGAGGAGTTCCAATCTCAGGAACTTCTCCACCACCAGAAAACTTCATCAACTTAGGCTGATTATTGCCACCACCAGCAGCATTCATCTCCTTTAAGTTATCAACCCCAATCTGATTAACAGCACCTTTACTCATCACAAACTCACCTGGTGTTAACATTGCTGGTACTGTGTCTTTATTACCAGAACCAGGAACTTGACCTCCTTTATTATATCCAATCAATCCTGAGAAGGAAGGAGAAAGACCAAGTATACTATCTCCTTCTGGATAAGGAGCAGCATATCCACCTCCACTAAAACCAGTGGCGAACTGTGATCTAGGATCTACTACTTCTGATTTATCTCTAAAAGGACGAGCAAACAAGTTACCAATATCTTTTGTTCTTGTTCCAAGAGATTTAGTAGTTGCCTTATCAGTAATTGCATTAGTACCACCACCTCCACCACCAAGACCAGGAAGTCCTTCCAATCCATCTGCACCATCTACACCACTCATACCATCCATTCCATCTACACCATCCATAGCAGGAACCACTCCACCCTCAGACATTCCCACTGCAGCATTCTTTTCTTGTGCTGTTTTAGATAAAGGTATGAACTGAAACTCAGGAGGACCAGGAATCATAGGAATTTCTGGTGAATCTATAGCAGGTATCTTAAGCAATGCAGTTGCTTTATTAAGAGCATCTAGTAAAGACTTTACTCCATTATTAATACCACCAATAATAAAATTCATTGGCGCGCCAGTAATCATCCACAGTCCTTTCATCACAGCATTAACTAAACCAATAATAAAATTAAAAAATTGTTTAATTGGATCTAAAAATTGAGCAGGATCTTTAAGAAGAGCTAGCACCCTATTAACAACTGACCCAACAAAGGTCATCATCACAAACTTGATTAACTTATTAAGAAAATTTCCTACTGGTTTGGTGACGCTCTCAAGCATCTTATCTTTTACAGTCTTCTTCTTCTCTAACTTATCCTCTCTTTTCTTTTTCTTAGCAGCAAGAATAGATTTTCTTAACTCCTCATCTCTATCATCAGCAAGATCTCCTTGAGTTACTACTACATCCTTAATTTCTATGACACTCTGATTAATCTCCTCAAGTTTATCTTTGACATCTCCATTTAAAAATGAAATAACATCCTTCTTCTTATCTTCATCATCACCTATCTCTGCTTCATTATCTGGTTTAATATCTTGAGGACGGAATGTAGTACCAGGAAGAAGTTTAGCTTTATTAACATTCTTTCCTTTAACAGTGGTCTCCTTTTCTACAGCTTTAGGTCTCCTTATCTTTTTAAATTCTTCATTTAATATAGAAAACTTCTCAGTATCAGCACTCTTCCCTCCAGTATCTGGATGGGTTCTAAACATTGCTTCTTGAATTGATCTTTTATAACCATCACCATCAAGCTCGTCAAAATCATATCCCATTTCTTCTAGGACATCTAATACTGGATCTACTGTTGGACGAGTGCTAGGCATTAGCTTGTTGTTGCTTTAATTTTTCATCTTCAAGATGTTGTTTTAGCATACCAATGTAGATGTCTCTCTCCCAAGGGATTAAGTTTTCAACTTCTGTTAATGAATATTTATGGTACTGTAATAGAGCGAAATTAATTTTATAATAACTCTCTAGATCCATGTGTACCATACCTAAGCGAAAAAAGACGATAACCCTTCCAATACTACAGTGCTTTCAACCTTAGTCTTAGGATTAGTAAAGGTCACACTATGAGATAACTTAGGCATTGTCTCAAAGAACTTTTCAATCTCCTTGAACTGCATACTATTCATCTGCTCAAGAAATTCTTTCACTTCCTTCTTAGTACAGTCAGCAGTAGACCATACCTCCTCTTCATTATAAATTTTATCAATGCAAGATGCAATCAAATCAAATGACTGATCCATATTTACTTCTTCAGTAAAATCAAAATTACTTTTAATAAACTGATCTAATGATGGATACTTCATCTCCATAGTTAAAGCATCATCTAACTTAACCTTATTGGTATGATCTTCAGTCTTTTGAATTTGAATATCATCAAGGTTAATAGTCACTGGTACTTGTGTTTCCTCATCATCAGGAGCAATTAAATTAACTTCAACTTCTTCACCAACAGACTTCCCTCTGATGTTAAGGAATAGAAATTCAATATCAAAGGTAGGAAGATTCTCCACCTTCACTCCTCTGCTTTGAATACAATTCTTCAATACAGTTTTAATAGCTGTTGAAATATCTTTAGTATTCTCAGTCTCCAATGCCAATACCAAAAGTTTTTCTTCTTTAACAAGGAAGGGTCTATATTTTATTTTCTTTCCAGTAGATGGCAACTCAAGTTCATAGGTTGGCGTAACAATAGTAGGTAATGGCATAATAATTCTTTCAGTGTCTTATTTATTAAATTAATTTTGAGGGCTATTTACTATAAGATCTCTTGCCTGATAAAAAGCTGTATCAAAATCTCCCCCAGTAACAAGTGATTTTTTCCTCTCCATAACATATCTAATAAAATTAAATGATACACTACATTTTAAAACCTGACTATCATCATATGATACTGGGATAGCAGTCAAAGATAAAGGAAAAGCATTAACAAAAGTATATTCAAGAACAGTTCTGGATGTAGTTCTAGTACCTCCTCTGGTTTCACTGAAGTCTCTAGTAAACTGATCCTTTTCAAACTTAGTTAAGAACATATTTTCCTTATAGGAAGAAGGATAAGCCATCCTATAACTAGCATAAGGTTTTTTATATGTTTGCTTATCATCAATACCAGTTATATAATCCATCCACCCTTCAATCAATTGTATTACTTTGTAATCCCTATCAACATAAAAAGTTAATCCCACTGTCTCATCATACATCCTTCTATAAGCCATCTTCTCAGTGACACCATGATAATCATTAGTAACATCATGAGTAGTTAAACTAGAACCAGGAAGAGTGGCTTCAGAACACAACAAATTAATATTTTCATAGTCGCCATCATTTAAATTTAAAGTAGATCTTACTGCTGTAGGAATAGGTATAGTCATCTTATATAAAGAAGACTGCGCTATATTAAGTAAGTTAGCCTTTATCTTAGATACTGATAGTTTATTTAAGGCGCGTGCCATCTATAAATATTTTAGATTATATATTATGTATAAGAGATGGCTGAAAGTATTAAGAGTAGGTACACACCAAAGTACCCTCAAAAATATAAAGGCAATACAGAAAATATAATATGTCGTAGTAGTTGGGAACGTAAGTTCTGTAGATACTGTGACCTGACTAAAGATATTATATCATGGGCTTCTGAAGAGGTATGTATTCCATACATGTCTCCTAAAGATTTAAAACTTCATAGATACTTCCCAGACTTTCTAATAAAAGTGAAAGAAAGTAATGGAAAAATAAAAACTTATGTGATTGAGGTGAAACCAAAGAAGCAAACCAAACCACCAAAGAAAACATCTAGGGTGACTAAATCATATATCTATGAGCTTACTACCTATGCTATCAACCAAGCTAAATGGAAAGCAGCACAAGAGTATTGTTTAGATAGGAGAATTGAATTTAAACTGATCACAGAAGATGAGTTAGGTATCAAGTAATGTCAGAAAGAACAGAAGAACTTCAAGAACAAATTGAAGAACTAAATGATGCTGATGATATTATGATGAACATCATGGAGGTGTTCACTCAAACAGAAGTAGTTCCTGATGCAGGTAACTACTATACCTTTGTATATAATGCTAAAACTCCTGGTGTGTTTGATGAGTTCCCTCTAGTTGCTGTTACCTATGTGGATAGATGGGGATTCAGAGGACTTAACTTTCATTGGGGTACATCAAGGAACTATACATGGAATGAGATAGTAGGAAACCTACATATCATACAGAATGATGAGATAGATTATATGCGTTCACTTTCTTATGCAAAGTTTAAGACTAAATAACTAAAAAGATATTAATGTCTGTCACTAGCGAACAATTTTTAATAGATGGTAAATCTTTTGTCACTAAGACAGATGGAGATAGTGCTACGGTAGTAAGAACTCCCACAGGAGCAGCACTTACTCAAACAGAAAAAGAAGTTGCTGGAAGTTATTATAATAGTGCATTAGAAGAAATAGATTATGCAAAAATATATAATTTAGAATTTGGTTCTAACTTTCTTGGTAAGCTAGGGGCAAGTGATGAGTGGATGGCTAAAGCATTAACAGATAAAACATATAAAGAAGTATTCAAGAAAGCTACAGATAAAAATTCATCTAATATAAGTTTTATTTCACCAGAAACTTCAGATATTTTTGCAACAGTTTCTGATAATACAGATGCTAATGGAGCATCCACTACAAATAAAGGAGGATCTATTCTTAGATACCCACTCAATGAAGATGTAAAAGATTATGACTACCTAAAGGTATGTGCCTATCAATATAAACCAAGAGGGTTTGCTGAAGGAACTCAACTCACTGGAGACTATGAGGACAAAGGATTGCAAAAGAAATCTGGAAGTCATACAGTCTATCTCCCAATGGAACCTTCAGGGTTGCAAGAGAGTAACAGTGTAGGGTGGGGTGGAGACACTCTAAATGCTCTTGAAGCTGCAGCAGCAAATGTAGCTGGGTCTGCAGTGCGTGGTGCTAGTGAAGGTTTTGCTGAAGCAGCACAAGGTGCTATGAGTGCAGGTAAGGATGCTTTTCAAAAGTTGGGTGATATAAAAACAGATGATATTGCTGCTTACTTTGCAGGACAAGCAGTAGGAAAGAATGTTTTTACACGTGCTACTGGTCAGGTAATGAACCCTAACCTAGAACTTTTGTTTACTGGTCCTCAATTAAGATCCTTTGGTTATTCTTTTAGGTTTACCCCAAGAGATGAAGCAGAAGCAAAAATGTCTAGAAGAATTATTAAATTCTTTAAGAAAGCAATGGCTCCTCAAAAAAGTCAGAAAGAATTATTTTTAAAATCACCTCATGTATTTAAATTAAAATACTATTTTAAGAATGGACAACCACATCCATTTCTAAACAAAATTAAAACTTGTGCTCTTCAGAATTTTACTATTCAGTATGCTCCTGATGGATCATACATGACTTATGATGATGGTTCTATGACTAGTTACACCCTCAACATGACATTTGGAGAGTTGAATCCAATATATGCTGATGATATTAATGAAAGCACTAACGATATGAGCTACTAACAATGACAAATTCTTACTTCAGACAAGTACCAAACTTTGAATATGTCAATAGGACTAAAGGAAACAAAGATATTTCCAACTACATTAATGTCAAAAATTTATTTAAAAGAGGAAAAATTCGTTCTGATATCTTTGGCAACTTAAGTTACTTTACTAAGTATAAAATAATTGGAGATGAAAGACCAGATAACATAGCATTCAAAGAGTATGAAGACTCTTCATTAGATTGGGTAGTTCTTTTATCCAACAACATATTGAATGTTCAATCTGAATGGCCACTACCTCAGACCTCATTAGATGAAGTGCTCTTAGATAAGTATGGAAACTATGATAAATTATACTCTGGTATTCATCACTATGAAACTATAGAAATTAAAAACTCTAAGGGTGGTGTAATATTACCAGGAGGATTAGAAACTCCTAATAAATGGAAGACTAATGGTAACTTTATTCAAGCCACCAATACCAAAGTCAATCAAATTTCTGGTACTGATGCAAAGGTAGCAACAGTTACCATGTACAATGGTATTAAAAATTTAAAAGTAGGATCAGAAGTTCTCATTAATAATGTATCCTCTAGTGTATATAATGGTAGATTCCCTGTCACATCTGTTCTTAAAGTAGGAGATGTGGTCATTAAATTTACATATGTTCTACCATCCATACCAGATGTAAAGCAACCAGAAATAGGAGGGACAGAAGAAGTTACCTTTACTGTAGAAGGAACAGTTGGTGTTGGTAATGCATACTACTATGAATACTATGATGATGATACTTATCATACTATTCCAGTAGCTAATATGACTAAAGCAGTCACTAATTATGAATATGAAATGAATAAAGAAGATGAGAAAAGAAATATCTTTTTACTTAAACCTGACTATTTAAATGTAGTCTTTAATGATTTAGATGATTTCATGCCATATAAAAAAGGTGCCGCTCAGTATGTGAGTGACACCTTAAAGAAAGGAGAAAATATTAGACTGTATCAGTAACCTATTTAAAAAATAGATTAATGTATGCTGCTATGACCAGAAGGGTCAAGCAGATCTGATTATATTTCAACTATCAGCTAACCTTTGAAAGTAGCTAAGAGCATCATCTTCATCTGAACTAGCAGATGCTACAGTTGCTGCAACCTGTTCTTCAGGTCTTGGAGGTAATTCCTCACTAGCAACTTCCTCATCTAATCTAGGAGCTTGGACAGGTTTCTGACCCAAGACTGTCTTCAGACGTCTCTCCAAATCTTCATATGACTTAAACTGATCTGGTGCGGTAATAGCAGACAGAGAATACTGCTTCTTCCACAATGCTTCTAATGCATCATCATCATCTAATAAAGGTGCTACCTTATCAAACTCTGACTTATCATAGTTCCAGAACCCATCCTTCTTCACAATCTTCAACTTGAAGTTTGCACCTTGCCAGAAGTCAAAAGGATTGATTGGAGTTTCATCATCAAACTCTGGTTGCATTGCTTCTAGGATCTTATC